GTTTCTATAATAGCAGCACCAGTAATACCACGATTACCAACCATATTAGAATATTTAACATATGGACCCATCATAACTTTCATTCCAATTTCGTGAATAAATTTTTGAAACCATTGCCTAAGCAGACTTTCTTCCATTGGAGGATTTTTTGCCTCCGCTCGGATAATTAAATGTTTATGAACTAATAATTTATTTTTTTCCATTTATAGATGAAACTTTACCTAACATTTCCATCTACGTCTAGCTTGTCTTAATCTTGAATTAGGATCCTTTGCTGCTCCTGGAAACATTTTCATTTGACCTGCTGACCTAGCACAATAAGATTTTCTTCTTGCTGCTGCTCTGCTTCCAGGTTTAACTTTACCTGTAACAGCTGTTGATAACTTAGAACCAGGATTTGCTCTTCTGTAAGCCATCACGCCCGCGCGCGTCATTCCAGCACCTTTTTCTGTAGGTCTAAAATTCTTTTTGTTTCTGGCTGGCATTACATCGCCACCACGTTTCATCCCTGAAACAAGTTGCATTACTGACTCTTGATAATCAAGAACATCTTCTTGAATCATTTATTTATCTATAAATAAAGTTACGTTTAATGCACTAGTATTAGCAGTTACACCAATACCATCAATAATTCCTGTGCCATTTCTTTCAGCATATAAAACACCATCTTCTGGTATATTTAAAGTTTCTGTTCCACCTGCTCCAACAGATACTGCAATATAAACTTGTGTATTAACTGAAGAACTTACAGTTGTAGCATTAGCTAATCCATTAATGATTGCTGTTCCGGCAACACCAGTAGATTGAATCATAAATCCTCTTAATCTTGTAGGACCTGTAAATAAAACTTTATTAGATTCAGTACTTGCGCATATGACCGGTTTTACATCTGATTTCATTTTTTCTCCTTTTATTAAGGAGCTCCGAAGAGCTCCTTATAATAAATTAATTAAGCTATATTAACTTTTGTAGTCGGGCTATTAATTTGCAACCAATCAGTTCCGTCTGAAAAAGCATAAGTTGATGTTGTAGCATTAGCACCTTTGTTAACATAAATAAGTACTCCTACATTTCCAGATGCATAAATAGTATCTGTTCCGTTTGTTAATGTAGATGTATTAGTTGCAGAAAATGGAGTTGTGCCACCTTGTTGAGTGTCAGCAGTTCCAGTGTGTGCATTAGTATTTGGTCCACCAATAAATCCATTTAAAGATGTTACTGGACCACTAAATGTAGTATAAGCCATGTTATTCTCCTAGTTATTCTAATCTAGTCTCTAGGCCGTCGACTATACGCGTCTAGATCAGAAAGTTATGTATAGTGTTGATTATTATAAAAGAAAAAGGGGCCAGAGTAAACTCTAGCCCCTTTTATGAAACTACTTAATTAACGTATTATGCAGCTCCTGGTGATCCGAAGATTCCTCTAGGGTCAGACCATCCGAAAACGTATCTTTCTCTAGCTTTGAATCTAACGTTACCTGTGTCGAAATCACCTTCGATTGCCGTTTTAATTGGCGATCTTACAAAGTGTTTTAGACCATTTGGAGCATCAGTAATAATGAAGAATGCATCAGTATCAGTTAAGAAGTGGTTAACTCTATAACCTTCTGGAATCATTCCCATATTCTTGATTGCATTAATGTCGTTGTCAGCTGTTCCGACTCTTAAAGGTGATTTTAAGATTCTTTCCGCAGTGAATTGTAATTCTTTTGGAACTATCAATTTTCTACCTTGGATAGCGATTCTTAATCCTCTTTCGTCAACAAACGCTGCGATGTCGATTAATGATTGCTCAAGTGACGTTTCGTTAAGGTCAGCTGCAGTAGCAAGTTCGTTAGAGAACGTACCACCATTAGCAAGAGGGTGATCTGTAGCTAAAAGCTCTTTTCCATCGCCTCCTGTATAGCTTGAACTAAAACCATTGTTTAGTACAGCTGCTGCTTTAACTTGTTTTGTGTTAGCCATTGATCTAGCTAACGCTCTTGTATAACGAGATGCAAGTCTGTCGTAAAGGTTATCTTCGATAGCTTCCTCAGTGATAGCAAACGCTAACGCGATTGTTTCATGAGTGTATCTTGAAGTATACGCTTCAGAAGCATTATCAAATACTACTGGAGCACCTTCTTGTTTAACTTCAGCACCAGCAAATCCTGTTAACATAACTTCTTCCTCAAACGCTCTGTCTGAAGTTTCAGTCATGAAGATTTCTGCATGCTCGTTCTCGTATCTACTGTATTCCAGGCCGAATAGTGCATTCAATCCTGGCTCTAGTTCTTTAACTAGCTGTGAACGTGATATAGCCATAGTTTATTCTCCTATTATAGTCCTGTTGTAGCTGCCTTATAGAAATGGTTGTTAATTCTAACAAGCACATTTGCATTAGACACAGCCACATCGCTGTTAAGTACGTCGCCTGATATATCAATTGCTTGAACTAAATATGTCGAATCAGTTCCTGATGTCGCTACATCTAATTGTACATAAGATATACCTGTTTTAGTATTTCCAGTCTCATTAGAGATTGAAAAGTTTTTAAAGATGTCGGCAACTGCAAAAGTAGCATTCGCATTTATTTCGAATACTGTATCTGGTCCATCAATTACGAAAGCGATAATATCGCTTGCAACTGTTGAACCTGGAAGATAATTCTTCCATGTTGGCTTTTGAGTTGTCGGATCTGTATAAAAACATCCATTGAAAACTCCCACAGCAGGTGTAGATGTATTTGCAATAGCTCTTCCAACGTTACCAGAGTTGAATGGTATAACCACGTCACCTTGATAAATATTAGTAGAGTTATTACTTGCTACTCTATATCTGTTTTGAGCGTTAATGAATGGACTACCGTTAAGTTGTCTACTTGGTCTTAGACCAAATTTTTCTGTTACGTTTGCCATTTATTTTATACTCCGTTTATTTATTTTAATTTACAGTAGTTGACTTTTGCCAAAAAATTATGACTTACGTCCACCACCAAAAGTTACACGAGATTGCCTTTCAATATTGATAGGCATCCCTGGTCGTTGCTCCTTCATTAGATCAGCATCAATCGCATTAATTCTATCCTGAGTAATTCTTTTAAAATACTCGGAACGACTTTTGACAATCTCTTCAGGTATCCTTGCCAACACAAGGCCACCAACCCCGATTAACCCAGCATATTTTCCTTCAGAGATAACTGGATAGTCATGATCACCCATAGAATTTTTAATTTCTTCGGCTCTCACAAATTCCCAACCCTCTCTGAGTTTTTTAGATACGTTTGCCGTATCCTGAAAACCCTGCGATTCTGTTCTAATCCATCGATGAACAAAACCCGCTGGTGCTCTAGGTGCATCCAGACTTGATGGTGGAGTCCAAGGCTTCTTACGAAGATCCTTATTTCTTACTTCTGACTCGCGTGAAGTTCTTTTATTTAATTTATCGCTCATTATACCTCCTTCACGTATTTAGCGTATTCTTCTAGTGGCACCCCTAATTTTTTAGCAATAGCCACCTGTGACTTGGTGAGTTTCACGGTTCTGCGTCCTGATTGTTTTCTACCAGCGGAAGCAACAGTTTGGACGGGTTTTCTGTTCTCCTCTGTAACCTCAGTTTCCTGAGATTTTGCAAACTTATGAGGATATAAATCTCTCATACGTTTATCTACCTCATTATAATACTCATCACTCTCTGCGTCAAACCCCTGACTTACCAAGTCTTCATGAAGCATGAATGCTGAATTTGTCATGTATTTATCATTACCAAACCACTCATTTTTCTCAGCCCATGACTTAGCTTTTGGACTTGGAGTGATTGGTTGTTGAGGTGCTTGTTGCACAGGTTGAACTTTTCGTTGTTCTTCAAAGGCTTTTTTAGCTGCCTCACGTTCGCTCATAACGATACGTGCCTTTTCCTTCTCAACAGACAACCTTGTTAGTTCATCTTGTGCTTGTGCAATTTGTTCCGCATCTTGAGACTCAATTGCAACTTTTAATTTAGCTTTTGCTTGTGCACGTTGAGCTTCAACTCTTGCGTCAAATTCTTTGATATAGTTTGTATCTACATCTAAATATTTAGATTCTGCATCTGAATATTTTTTCTGTAAACCTTTAGCATATTCTAAAGCAGCTTTTTCTCTTCTTTCTGCTTCACGTATTTTATAAGTTAATTTATCAATACGTTTTTTTACGCTATCTGTATATCCTTCTAGATTATCAACTTCTGGTTTAACTTCAGTTTTTGTTTCAACTTTAGTTTCAACTTTAGGTTGTTCATCTATTTCTTCAATAGCAATTTTTTCTTTTTCTTTTTTGCTATCATGAGTTGTATATCCTAAATCAACTTCACCAACATTTAAGTTGGGAGCCTTTTTAGTTTCTTCTTTTTCCTTTAATTCTACAGATGTTTCTTTAGCGTCATCTAAATCTAATTCAACTTCTGGTTGTTTTTTTGTTTCTTTATCCATGTTGTCCTCCTATTAGTACATGTGCAAAATATCAGAGGGGTTATCTATCCTAGCAATGATTTCATCATCATTAAGAATTCTAACTTCTCCTCCTTCTATTTTGAATCGGCTACCTGCATATCTTCCAAAGATCACCCAATCACCTTCTTTGCACCACGGCCCTAATGGAAATTTATCTTTATCTCTATAACAAAGATTTCCCATTTTAAGAACATAAGCACAAACGGTTGTCATTTGAATTGTATCTTTAGAAGTATCAGATAGAATAATTCCACCTTTAGTTTGAGCTGGTCCAGCATAAGGTAAAACTAAAAGTCTATAGCCTGTAGGCTGTGGTAGTCTTTCTAAAGTAGATTTATCTATTGAATTTGGATTGAGAACTTTCTCAACCACTTCTTTGTCTTGGTAAACGTCTTTTAAACCCTCTTGTATAGAAGGAATATCAGTTGTTACTGTCGTCGTCATCTTCACTATTCTCCCGTTTCAGCAGGTCATTAAGATCCTGAAGCAGAGTTTCTAAAGCTCTGAGTTGACCTCTAGCATAGTGAAGTTTATCAAGCGTGTCTATACCATAGCAAAGATCTTCCTTTATTATGGCTAGCTGCTTATTTATTAGTTTTTTTATATCTTGAACTGTATCAATACTTAGCATTTTGTTAATTTACGTATAATATTATATTGTTCATTATTGTCAAATTCTTTTCCAAGACCTATTTTATGTGCCCATTGTTTAGCATTTACGCTTTTAATAAATATTTCAGTTATATCTTCTCCCCATTTTTCATTTGCATAGGCTATGTAATTATTTCTTCTAATTAATTCTTGGTCTATTGTTTCTTGTCCATCCCAAGATGATTTACCATGAAAGTGTATAACAAATGAATTTATAGATAACATTGTTTTATATCCTTTCATTGCTGCTCGTATTCTATAATCCATATCTTCTCCACCCATTACAAATTTTTCATCAAAATAACCAACTTCATTATGAACTTTATAAGGAACTCTAGCTAAATATAATTGTGTAAATATTCTTTCTTCTAGTTTATCAAATGAATGATGGGTATGATGAAATTTTACAATTTCATTTAACATATCTTCTTTGCCAATTAATTCATCATAATGCATTAAAAAATTAGTTGAAAATTCTTTAGACTTATACATAAAATTAACATTACAAGAAGGAACTAAAATTGTATCATCTTTTTGTTTTAATGGTTCAAACCAATCTTTAGTTAATAAAACATCATTTGTAATAATTACAAAATGCATATTTTTTTCTTTTGCAATTTTTAAACCTTGATTAAAATTAGCTGACCAGTTTAATGGTTTTTCATTATTAACATAAATATTAATTGGATAGTCTTTTCTAAAAGAATCAGTTGCATCATTATTAACAAACATAAATAGATCATCTTTATCTAATTTAGTATGTTTAAAAAAACTATTTAAAGCTAACTGAGTATAGTTTTCTGTAACTTTAGAACTTACAAGACAAAATAAATGATTCATAAAGGCCCGTGGTCCGTGGTCGTTGATCAATGGATCACGGCTCACGAAGATTTATTTTCTAGCAATGACAGTTAGTCCATTATTATTTAATAACGTTTCACGAACCATCCAGTCTTTATTTTTTTCTAGAAATTCTTCTACTGCTTTATTTAATTCTGCACCAAAGGTAACAGTGTCATGAAATATAATAAACTTTTTAACTTTATCTGAATGTTTTTTTAATTCTTGAGAACATTGTGCATAAGTATGATCCGTATCTATAAATAATAAATCAGTTGGTTCTATTTCAAATTTATCTGCAAGAACATTAACAAGAGTAAATGAAAATTCTTTTTTAATTTCATCTGCGGCTTGTTGATGTTCAGCTAACGAACATCTATTAGAATCATAACATCTAACTATTTTTGCATTGGACATGATCCACGCCCAAGTGCTCACGCCAGTTCTAACACCAAATTCTGTTACATGCTCACACATGTCTGCATATCTTTTTAGAACAGGAACATGTTC